TTATTCTGTGGTTTCAACTATGCCGAGCTTGACGACATGATCAAAATCGCATTGAGGGCAGGCCCATCTGCGGCTTGAAAGCCGCCAGATGGAATAAATCAGGCCGGGCAGGATGAGGAAAAACCATAAAATCAGTTCTATTGCAAAGGAGCCTTTTGTAATATATTGGCCGAAGCCCTGGTATTTGCAATTAGGGCATTCAATGCGCATCCTTTTTTTCTTGGCGGCGATCCTGTAGAAAATAAAAGGGAAGATTACAATAAAGAGCATAAATATAGGCATTGCGATGCGTTCATTTTTCCCTGCGAACATGCCTATGATCATCATGCCGACGAACCAGCACCCAATGCATACAAATACCTTGGCCCAGACCGGGAGCAGGCGCAGAGTCGTTATGAAATCTTTTTTTGCGAGTTCAACTGTCGGGGTAGAAACTGGCTGCTGCGGAATAGAGGCAGGTTTCTTTGGTGCGCTGCCTACCGCATTCAATGCTTCGCGTTTGAGCCTTTCCATCTCGTCCATATGAACCTCCAGAAAAGTAGTTTCTGCCCCCTCCCAAGGACTATTCTACCTGCTCTGCTGCAGAATAGCGGCTCTCGACTTTACCAACAAACAAGGTCCCCGGCATGGCCTGTGATTAAGCAGTTCATCAAACAACAGACTTATGCTGCGATAAAGCTGTTCAATATCGTGCTGACATGCCTGGCAATCAAAAAGACTAAGCTGATTTCCGCTCCCTTTTTTTTGTGCTTTTACTTTTACCGGCGCTGCTCTGCTCGGAGGTAAGAGTTTTAACAATGGCAAATATACGATCCCTCTCTTGCGGATGGCGGGATATGTATGTCTGGAGTTCTTCAGCTATTTGAGCGCAGTCGCCCTCGAGAGTCGGGGCATAAGCGGCATCGCCATAAAGAAGATACGCTGGATTTACTTTTAGAAATTCTGCTATGGCAAACAGGTATTTGGGGCGTGGTGACGCAGCTCTGCCCTTGAACCAATTGTTGACGGTATTGCTCTTTGCGCCGATCGCCTTTGCAAGCGCATATTGAGTAACGCCGCGCTGTTCCATCACTTCGATTAACCTTTGCATAAAGCCCTCTTTTTTGAGCATGCATAATTATTGAGCCTTTTAGCGCTAAATTCAAGGACGCTATTTAAGGACACCAAACATCCACTTTCAGCACATCTTAAAAAAGGTGTTGACAAACGCTAAATATAGTGCTATTCTTGGACATGGGTCAGACAAATTCCTATAGCGCTTCCGGCCAGAAAACCATAGCAATCCCTTTATTCCAAAGTTTGCAGGCGCGCTCTGCTGCCGATTGTCTGACCCACAGCCATACGGCACAAGCCCCTGCAATGCATGCTGTCCGGGGATCGGTAAGGCTTCACCTCCTTTCGGTCCCCGGCAGTAATGTTTTCCATGCCTTAATCGTATCACTCGGCTTTTCAATGCGGAAGTATAACTTCGAGGGGGTTTTATAATGCGCAGCCATGAGGCGATACAGTCTGCGATAGCCGGCCAGACGGTCGAACACGCCAAGTCCCTGCACCTGGCCACGGTGACGGTGAACAAGTGGCAGGAGCCTACCGGAGATTTCACAGATAGCGGGGCATTCAATCCCCTTGACCGCATCGAGACGATGACCAAGACGGCACTCGATCTGAAGAGCCCATCGCCGTATTCGATGATCCATTATCTCAATGAGGCATTCGGCTTTCTCTGCCTGAAGATGCCCGAGGGCGAAGCGACGGAACTGACCAAGGACCTGATGAAGAGCGTTGAGGAATTTGGCCAGTGGATGCAGGAAGTATCGAAAGACCTTATCGACGGAAAAATAGATGCGGCAGAGGCTAAACGTATTCGCATAAAGGGCATGAAGGCCGTTAGGGCCATATTGACCTTTATCGGAGAGGCCGAAGAGTCGGCCGGGAAGGCGGACAGATGAAGGCTTTGTCTTTATCTGATACTGGCTCGACGCCTAAAACTCAGGGTCCCTTCCTTGCGCGGATTGACAGCTCGGAGCCCTCGGTCGACGCTCGGCTTAGAAAACTGGAAGCACTCGTATTAATGCCTGCACAGAAAGAAGGCTTTGTCGATCGCGTTGAATACGATCTGGCGATCCGCGCGATTGCAAATGGTGACAGGTGCAAGAAACTCGATGCCTATATAAAAAAGGGCGGGAGGATACCGAGAGATGAAAATTAGCGACTGGATGAACAGGCCTATTTTTACGGGCTGGGCGATTGTGCTGATATTCACTGTTGCAATGGGGCTCGGCTCTGTGCTCGGCGTCATTGGCGGGCTGGTGATCGAAGATCATTTTACAACGGCCAAGGAATCATACGTCGAGGGGTGGAACGACTCCGTATTTATGCGCCAGCCGAAATATGATGATCTCGATGTTTTCAAGCAAAAGAAACGCGTGACGCTGACTTATGGCGGGATGTCTGACGAGGGGCTGAGGCAGGTATTTGAGGGCCAGCGATGATAGATACTCCGCTCAGCATAGGGGCAGCAGGCTTTTCGATATTTCTGTTGCTTGTCATTTACTGTGCCTGCTGCAAAGCGAAGAAGAGCGGAGAGATTGAGGATAGCGCGCCGGGCAACTGCGGAATTGATGAGGCACTCGAAAAAATAACTATAGCGGGACTGCAGGGCAGCGCTGGGGCCCATAACCCTGGTCAGGTCGGTTCGAGTCCGGCTCCCGCCACCAATTTGGGGACAGCAACGAGGGGGCAGCATCGTCGTAATAGAAACAAGGGATCCCGCCGAGCTCTGGCGGACAAAAAGTGAGCTTTACCGGCAATAGTGCCACAACTGGCGAGGATAGGGCCTGCAGCCCGACAAGGAGAAGCCTACTCTTTCCTTGCCAGTACCCTTTAGGCGGCATGACAGGAGGCAGTCATGAGAAAAGTCATTAACTGGAGCATAAGCAAAGAAGATCACGAAGTTGTAAGAAAAGTTGTAAAACGCGCCATAAAGAGTGGGGCTGTGTCTTCGGGCATGGATTTTGAAATGGACCTCACAGCCGCTCATTTGAATGGTTGCCCAATTGATCTTAAGAAGCTTCTCGAAGCTCCCGATGCCGACTTCCTACACGATGTCTACGGCATAAAAAGGCACATTAACAGAACGACCGGCGAACTGGAAGATTGCTTTCTCCCTAGATCCGCGCGGCCAGCCCTGAGCGAGGTGGCACAATGAGCATCGAACCTAAACCATACCAGACTTCCAGCACATCGGTTGCCAAGAGCCAAGAAGAGATAAGACGCCTGCTTTCCCGATACGGCGCCGACGGAGTGCAGTTCTCTGAAGATTGGAAAGCCATGATATTGCAAATTCGCTTTCTTTATCGCGTCGGCAATATACAGCATTCTCTTTTATATGCAGTGCCCATTCCGAAGGCGCAGCCAGTTTCCGAAAAGGGCAGGCCACGCACGGCCAAGCAAGTAGAGGTGCTTCAGGAGCAACTTGAACGCGGCGTCTGGAGGGCTGTGTTCTGGAATATCAAAAGCGGCATGGAAGCGGTCGCCTTTGGCATAAAGAATTTTGAATCAGCATTCCTGTCGCACTTTGAGATCCCCAACTCAAACAAGACCATAGGCGATGTTATTATTCCCCGCCTGGCTGCCGGCAAGTTAACCTTGCAACTGGATAATAAGTCATGAGCGTAATCATTAAAGTCGGTGGGGATGCAGTGGCCTTTATCAGCGGCCTTCCGGAGCGGGTAAGGGAAGTAGTCCAGGATAAGATCGAGTATTATCACGAACGGTACATCGGGGAGCGCGTTACGACAAAGGAAAAGGTATGACACTGCTAATCTCTAAAGCTGCCATAAGACGCGAATTCCACAAGTGCGGCGTAAAGGTTTCGGCCAGCTCGATGGACATTTTAAATAATCGCATGCAGCGGAGTATCGCAGAGGCCGCAGCCAGGGCGCGGAAGCAAAAGAGGCCGATCGTAAACGACGAACACTTTTTTGAATTATTTCCGGAGGAGTAATGTCAGAACGCAAATCAGTTCAATATTTCAACCGTGGTGTAGTTTGGGGCAGGGTGTCAGGCATAAAGCATGACAAGGCTGAGGGCACTGGCACGCCGTTCCTGGCTATCACCATCGAGACGCCGAATGAATTGTATGGCAATATCCGCACATATGGCCGTTTATGGGGCAGGGATAAAATAGCGGCCTTTGAAGATCATCATAAAAAGCATCCGGGTGAGGCTTACCGCTTCGAAGGTTTCTTTGATCAATATGAAAAAGGCGATGAGCGGTACAGCAATTATACCTTTTTCCAGTGGCAGCATCTTCCGGACGGCTTTGAGTATCGAGCGGCGTTTGTTCTTACCGGCACGATCGAGTTTATCAGGGATGATTTATTCGGTCTGCATGTAGTACGCAGCGGAGTGGGCGATAGGGAAGATACTGAACAGCATTACGAATTTTACGTCCTCGACGCCCAGAAGCTCGCCGGGATCTTCAACGGCGATAACGTCAAGGTCAAGGGAGTAATCAGATATAAGGATCCGCACGACTACTTTGGTGACGTGCCCGAGGGACCTGTGCGGCCGTACTGTATGGGAATTGAAAAGGTCAAAGAGAAGGAGAAATTCTGATGGAAGAGACGATGGCGCGGCCAAACGCATCACCCTGGCATATTGAGTATTACGACAAGGCGCTGCATCAGATGGCGGCGCATGCCCTTGATAAAGTCACCGAGGGATGGCTTGATTTTCTCCGCACGAAATACCCCGAGCAGTACAAAAAGTACGAAGCGGCCATGCAGGTGATTATCGACCTATGGGGCAATCCGGCGCCTACGGCCATGGAGGCCTGGAAGCGTGCCGTAAAGGTAGAGGTCGACGCCACGAAGTGGGCGCTCGACCGGTTTAACGAAGAGCATGTCACCGGCACGAATGTCGATCTGGGCGAATGCAAAGAGATCATTATTTCATGGGAATCGAAGGGGGAGGCTGTCCATGCCTGAGGGAAAAGAAAATAAAGCAGAGCAATACGGTGAATTATTCCGGGTGTTGCATGGCGCATATACGCAGGCCAGTGACGGCAAGGGCAGGGCGCGGCATGCTGAGCTGAACGAACCGTTTGAGGAACAGAAGATCTGCGAGATTACACGCCGGCTGCGGGGCAACGTCGCAGCGGGAGCATTATTCCCGGCTGTTAAGAAATGCTATGAATCAGGCCGCCTGCCAAAGGACCGGGCGATAGCGGAGCTGCAGGGCGCGATTAATTACATAGCCGCCGCAATCATTGTTATGGAAGAGCAGCCGGAACTTAAATTTGAACCGCCTATTTATGGCCCGTCTCCTCTTGCAGAAATTTTTAAAAGCATAACGGACAATATTTCCAAGAGGATGGGGATTTCACCTGATTTGTTAGGCATACCGCCAAAGGCAGAAGAGGACAGTGACCGTAAAAAGAGATTCATTAATCTATTTGGTCCGGTAATTGGGATCGCACAACACGAAGACAGAAAGCGCAGCTGGCCGTGGTATGGCCGGCTACAGCATTGGTTGTTTGTTAGTTGGCGGTGTCCCGCTTGCAAGGCAGCTCGGGCAAAGAAATAATGGAGCGCAATCCCACTATAAAAATCGTGCTGGACACCAGCGAGAAAAAGGATCTGCGCTCGCCGCTGGCAAAGGCCCGGGATGAATGGTTCGCGAGCGAAGAGGGGCAGAAGTGCTGTGACATTTCTCTTATCCGCTATTACGAGGTTAAAGAAGCCCCTCGATATTTACACAACAGGCTGGCAGCTGCTTTCCTTGCCGGCGCGGCCGCTCAGGAGAAGATCGCAGCAGCGGTACCGACACCGAAGATTGGCAGAACTTTTGATATTATAGTCGACCGCGAAGGTGGTAAATATATCGCCAATACATTGCATTCAAAAATTAAGGCTACATCTATTTGCGGAGCACAGGAAGCTATCAGATTGCTGGTTTGCAAAATCGGGATAAAGGGTATGTACCGAGCATATCAATCACCCAATAAAGAGGCACGAGCCACATCAGTCAAATATATCATCGAGGAAGTGTTGGGATGAACAGGTCCGATATCGAATGGACTGAGTTTACGAGCAACCCGGTGCGCGGGGCTTGCCGACACGCCTGTTTCTACTGTTACGCCGAACGGATCCGGAAGCATTACGGACAGCCGGCTGAATTATCCTGGCATCCGGAAGAGCTGGCAAAGATCGAGACGCGCAAAAAGCCCGCTGTTATTTTTATGGGGTCGATGCATGATCTCTTTGGGCACTGGGTGCCGGCGGACTGGATTGAGCGGATCCTCGATACGGCGAAAAGATGCCCTCAGCACACCTTCCTTTTCTTAACGAAAAACCCGAGTCGGTATAACTATTTTGAATTTACGCCGAACTGCTGGATCGGATATACGGACGACGGCATAGCGGACCTGCGCAACTGGGTGCATTTCAAGGGCAGGAAGAACCGCTTTGTTTCTTTCGAGCCGCTCATTGGCGAGAATGTCTCTTTTCATCCTGACCTGATCGATGCCGCAATCATAGGGGCCATGACCGGACCTAAAGCCATAAGACCGTATCTCTGGCAGGTGCAGGGGATTATGAGGGCTATGACAGGCAAGCCTGTATTTCTGAAGGATAACCTGCTGTCTCTTTTCCCCGAGCTGCCCAAGAGGCAGGATACAGCATGGGAGCTGCCGGCATGATGCGCGAAAAGGCGAGACAGGAAGAGCAGATCAGGAAACAGGCTCGGCTGGCAGCGCGTAAGGATTCACTGAACGGTACAAAGACCGAGAACCCGTATAACACGGTGACTCGGTTCACTGCTCATCGGATTTGGCAGCGGGCATATAAAGAGGAGAAGGGCTCATGAAATATCAGTTAGAAGGCACAACGATTGAAGCGATCGACACCTATGTACGCATTACTTTGGGGAATGGAAAGGTAGAGGTAACGAAGCGGCAATGTCCGTCGGCAATGGATGTTGCCATGATGTTATATCGCCTGCAGGGATATCCGGGGAATAAGGCGCAGCTGACGGCATGCAGTCGAGCGGCTGACGATGCGAGGAATAATAAAGTTGAGTTGGCACTATTATCTCGGTGACTAAAGGAGAAACAAATGAAGACAGGCATTGAGTTAATTGCGGCTGAAAGACAGAGACAGATAGACGTTGAGCGATATAGGGCCTATAACGACGATAAGCAAACAAGCGGCGAACTGGCTATTGCAGCTGCCTGTTATGCCGTTCATGACATCAATGATCACGGCGCTCATTTTGAAGTATTGCGGCTTTACGGCCACGGCGATCCGCGCGAGGGCGAATGCGAAGACGCATGGCCTTGGGGGGCTGATTTTGACAAGCGCGAAGAGCATTCACCTCTAAGAAAGCGCATCATAGCGGGCGCATTAATGGCCGCTGAGATAGACCGTATGCTGAGAGCGGGGATAACGGAATGAATTTTAACCTCGCCGGTAGAATAGCCCTTGTCATTATTTCATCAGGAGCATGCGGCATAGCTTTTGGACTATGGCAGCACTCAGAAGCTGCCGGCTGGTTTATGGCCTTGTTCGCATACGTCACGGCAGTGCCGGGATGGGTCAAGGAATGAGCATCATCACCAGAGACATTCCGGAGGGGTACATTTTAGGGCTGGGGCGGGATTATCCGCACCCCCCGATATCGCATTTATATGAGGGTACATTCAGTGAGCCGGGCTATCCAATGTGCCGACATGGCTGGAATAGAGACAACGGGCAGACTGCATCGATCTGGCGCGGGAACATGGGCAAGTACGGTGTTTGTGAAATTTGCCTGCGCCGCGCGAGGAAAGGGCTGAAAGGCGTTGAACCACGCCAGGAGACGGAGGAGGAAAAATGAACGATAGCAAGTTTAAAACCATGCGGCATATCGAGACTGTGAGGAATTATCTTAATTCTGTTGTCCTGGCACTAATTTACCGTTCCGAAACCCATGATCAAAGCAAGCTGGAAAGCCCGGAAGTAGAGATTTTCGAGATCTATACCCCGAAGCTGCGCGACTGCACATATGATTCCGCTGAATACAGGCAGAATCTCGAAGAGATGAAGCCGGCCATAGCGCATCATAATGACGTAAATCTGCATCATCCCGAGCACTATGCTGATGGAATCTCAGGCATGAACCTGATTGATTTGATTGAGATGCTTTGCGACTGGAAAGCAGCGACGATGCGCCATAACGATGGCGATCTTATGAAAAGTATAGAGATTAATCAAAAGAGATTTGGCTACTCTGATGAGTTAGCGGCTATCTTGCGCAACACAGCTCAATGGCTGAACGCTATCAATGTCAGGCATAAAGCACATGAAAGCTAAACGCAAATGCCGCGTATGCGGCTGCACGGATGATAACTGCAGGGGATGCATTGAAAAGACCGGCATGCCATGTCACTGGGTTGATGAATTTACAGACCTATGCAGCGCATGCGCAGTAGTCCCTGATTATAAGGGTCTTAAATGCCAGTACAGAAGATGCAAGAACGACGCCCAGGGCTATCACTGCAAAAGCTGCAATGTTGTCGTCTGCAAAGAGCATCAGGCAGCCTCAGGCGGCGGGAATCACGGCGGCTTAACCGGCCAGATAGTGATTATGAAAAATCCTCGATGGAGAAGGATTAAATGATCAAGCATCAAATAAAATTTCCCTTTGCCCGGCGGCCGCACATTCTCACTGTTGAGCCGACGAGGGATAATCTTGAATACCGCTGCATGAGGGAGCTGCAGGCCCTCTGTCAAGTTCTGGTTGTTCCGCATACGGGCACCAAGGCCATTTTAATAGAAAGAATATTACTCGTTTGGGACCTTAGGCAAACACTAAAAGATATTCAGACCCCAGATGAATTGACGACTCGTTTCAAGGGGAAAGAATTAAAGGCAATGTGCAGGACGGCAAGGTTATTCTGCTCTGCAGGGAAGAAATATCACCACGCGGCGAGCCTCTTAAATTGGCGCAACGCCTGCAGGAATAAGGGTCAGCAACGGATCAATGAAGCCAGGGCACAGCAGGGAAAATCTAATATTGAACTTCTACCGGTGAAAGTATGACTGATTATGAGACCATTAAACAGCGCCTGTCTCTTCTCGATATAATCACCGGCGACACGGGCTATATGATGAAGGGAGCTCATCTGTCAGAATGCCCTTTCTGCAACGGGCATGACTGTTTTTCTATCTTTGGCGAGAACAATTCGCAATACAAATGTTTCCAGTGCGAAAAGACCGGCGATGTATTTACGTTCCTCGAGGATTATCACAATCTGACGAAGATGGACGCGCTGCACAGGGCCGCTGAGAGGGCCAATATTGAGCTTTCAGCCCCGGAGCCAAAGCCTGACAAGGCCGAGAGCCTGCAGGAGCAGATCTACCGACTCGCCGCGGGCCACTATCACGCCAATATGACGGCCGAAGGCTCTAAGGGTATTGAATGGTTCTGCGGCAAGCGAGGGCACTTCACGGGAACTCTGGATAGGATGCAGGCGGGCTGGGCCACGAACAAGCTGATCCCCTATCTTCAGGAGCAGGGCATTCCTGCAGAGGATGTGTTGAAATACGGCCTGGCAAAAGACAAGGATGCTGAGAACAAGCCGATCGAGATAAAGGATTACTTCTGGCATGATCTGGCCATATTCCCTATCATCGATCATGCCGGCAAGGTGCTTTCATTTACCTGCAAGGACCCGCAGAAGAAGTATCCGGGCCTGATGCTGAAAGGCAAGAGAAAGACCTGGTTCCTTAATCATTCGGCGCTGGGGCGGCATCAGGAAACTATTATCGTTGAAGGCGAAAACGATCTGGCAAGTCTGCTGGACGCAGGGCATGATAATGTTATCGGGACTGCCGGCTCTCCATGCGAAGAGCAGATTACTCTGCTGAAAAACTTCTGCTCGAACAAGACGCTCTATCTATGGTTTGACAAGGATGTGCAGAAGGACCCGAAGAAGGATTCGGGCGGGCCGCATCACATCAGATATATCTATAAGCGGCTGAATGAGTCAGGGATTACGGTATACGTTATTATGCAGCCTGGAGAGGGCAAGGACCCAGACGATTACATTCAGGGGCTGCTGAAGGCCGGGAAGTCGGTGACGGAGATCCGCGCGGCAATAAGGGCACTAAAAAGCGACGCCCTGGAGCCGCTTGCATGGGAGCTGGAGCAGTTAAAGGTCCTGGGCAATGCTACGGACCGGCTTGAGCTGTTCAAGGCGCGTGAGCTGCCTCAGGCGCTTAATATGCTGCCCTCAATGGCTGATCAGGAAGCATATGTGGATATGGCGGCCAAGGCTATAGGGGTTTCTCCGAAGGCGATCGAGGAGATGATTTCACAATGTGTGGATCTGTACCAGAAGATGTCAAAGGAATTCGGCAGCGAGGCGGGTATAAGAAAGGCTGATCCGCTGCGCCTGGCTGAGAGTATCTTCCGCTGGTTCAACAACGGCTCGGGCGCTCGGTTCTTTAAGGCGCAGGATAAGATGTGCCTGTTCTATCAGCGCAAGATCTATGAGATCGACAATAACCTGGACTTTAATACCCTTATGCAGCGGCTTACGAAGCTGGCCGCCGTGGAGAAGCCGGGCAGCACGGTATGGTACTTTCTGCGCAATCTCTGCAATCTGCACGGCGAGCCGGTAGACCTGATGAGCTGGCTGTATACGGACCGGGAACGTGACACAGTCTACCTGAACCTGAACAGTGCCCATAATAAGATAATCCGCGTAGCACCGAACGAGAATCCCACGGCTATCGACAACGGGACCAACGAGAACGCCGTATTGCTGTCGAGCAGTCCGCAGATCAGGAGTTTTGAATTACTACAAACCCAAAGCGAAGCCGAAGGCTTCGCGGCGCTGAAACGCCTTTTGATGGATACGACGCCCTGCGAAATGCCGCAGAAATACTTCCTTATTTGCTGGATGATTTCGCTGTTTCTGATGGATCTGCAGGGGGACAGGGGTTTGATGCATATTATCGGGTCCTCGGGCCTTGGAAAGTCGAAGGTGGCAGAGCGCGTTTCTTATCTTATATACGGCGAGAGCTATGTCGGCAAAGGTACCGGCGCGGCGGAGACCCGGGTGGCTACCAGTAATCCGATCTTATTTATGGATAACCTTGAAAACCGCAATCTCACGCTGGGCGTGCTCGATCTGCTGTTATTCATCGCCAATAGCCAGCACAAGCCAAAGGCCAAGAGCGGCTCTGATACGGAGGTCCTTTACCAGAAGCTGAAAACTATGTGCCTGAGCGACGGGATTGAGCCGTTTCCGGGTAGGCATCCGGAACTGATCAGTAGGACTTTTCCGCTGATCCTCGATGCTCGCTTTAAAATGCACGGGTACATGCACGATGAGACGGTCAGGCAGATCCTTAAGAGCCGGAACCTTATGCTTTCCTCTATCCTGCGGATGATCGGCCATGATGTGCTGCCGCGCCTGGCCGAGAGATCGGACTGGTCGAAGAAGCTGCAGACCGATTATCCGGGCCACAATAAGGAAAGGAACAATGAGCATATATGCACTATGCTGCTGATCCTCGAGGGCGTGCTGAAATATCTGCCCAGCCAGAAGGGCGATGTGCCTGTGAAAAAGCAGGCCTCGGATTTATTGGACCACTGGATCACGACCTATGAAGAGCAGGCGCAGCAGACGGCCGTGACTTCGAACACGCTGCTGGTGCTGATGGATGGCCTGGCGCGCGAGATCCTCATCAAGATGCGGGGCAAGACTAAGGCCGAGCTCGACTATCAGGCCCACAATGAATTCGGCGAGAAGCCGGTCAAGATCTTCGACGATCCGGAGTACCTTGAGACGTTCTTCCTGACTGAACCCTTTGAGGGACTAAGCGAGGACGAAGATGAGTTCACCGGGCAATATCAATACCTGGAGTTTATTGTGACGGCAGCGGACCTGTTTACGATCTTCAACAGATATTGCGCTAATCAGCATATTCGCAACCCGTTTGAGACTCCTACTGCCCTGGGCGCTCGCATATCTAACGATCGGGCAATCATGGAATCAGGCGGTTGGGACTACATTTCGAGGAAGGAAGGGCAATCACAGTATAAGAAGATCATGGGCAAGTGGTACTGGCGCTTCCAGAAGAAGCTGAGGGCAATGCTATAATGAAGGGAAGCAGAGACATAAAAGGTACTATTAAGGTAAGAGATTCAATTACTTATCCTCTTTTTTTGCCTGCAAACCCAAAATTAAAACAGCAATTTTCTCTTAAACTATCTTCCCATCTTCCCCTAAAATTAATAACTATATGATATATAAAGATAATATTAATATAAAGTTAGGGGAAGATGTAGGGGAAGTTTAGGGGAAGTAAGGGGAAGTTTAGGGGAAGATGAAAGCATGGTCTGTGTATCTTCCCTTAAATGTAAGTACCTGTAATCACAAAGAAAGACTGAGGTTAGGGGAAGTAGGGAAGCAGGGGAAGCACACTTAAGCCTGGTCTAAATGAACAGGCAGCCGGATCGGGAGGGTTAGAGGGTGAATGACTATGAAAAAAATAGGTTGTTAATACTTATTTATTATTCATACATAAGGGTACTTCATGCCTTGATGGGTAAGGGATTGAAGTCACTCGTTCAGCTGTCTATATTGGCAGGTTTGCTTCATGTGGCATGGAGCGGACGGAAAGAACGGAATGTAACACAACCACTATATATGGGATTTTGGGTATAGTGATAATTACTTTGAAACATAACTTATTAATAAATAAGGAAAGGCTATGACCGTTAATAATCATTATGTTAAATCGGGATACAGATCGGCAGAGGGTACCCCCCCTCGAAATATAGGTTCATTTCTCTATCCCCACCCACCCATTACCTGCTATAAATTGGGGAGGATTTCCAAGGGTTTTTTCTTTATTCTCGATCTAAGACAGGCTTTTACTGTCTTCTTTGGTTTTCAAAAAGTGGGGGGTCTGGGGGGAGCGCCATGTTAGAGCAATATCTTTCAGGGTTTGAACGGTATCTGAAGGTTCTGGAGGGCTTGAGCTCCGCGACGGCGAAAGCGTATGTTTCAAAGGTTGCTGAATTTGAAGCCTGGCTATTAAATAAAGAGCAATTTTGTGGTGAATTAACAGGCCTGCAGCGCGAGCATATAGAGCGCTATCTCGAATGGTGCTTCTACAGCCTGAGCAACTCAAATCAAACGAGGCATACGAAACTGACGGCATTGCGAAAATTCAACCGCTATCTCCGCTATGAAAAGGTTCCAATTGATGATTTTACACAAGACATCCCGAGGCCAAAGATTCCCAAGCCGCTTATGCAGGCGTTTCTCAAAGAAGAAACTCTACGGATGTTCGCGCAATGTGAGATAACCGCCGAAAAAGGTATCAGGGATATCTGCATATTGATCTGCGCGGCGTTCGCCGGCTTGCGCATTAGTGAGATATACAGCTTGACCATTACGGATGTCCTGGATGACGGCAAAGATATCGATCTAAATATTCTCGACACGAAACATGATCGCAATAGAGTGGTGTATTTATGGAAGGCGCCGGCAATGTTCATACGACAGTATCTTTTAATTCGCATCGGACAGGGAGCCAAAGGCCGCGCCCCGTTATTTATATCTTACAAGCGAGGCGGCAAGGCCAAAGGGAACCGCCTGACTGCCGTCGCGATCGACAATTTGATAAAGGAACTTGCCGAAAAGGCTGGAGTGCAGCGTCATACCATTAAAAACCACATGTTTAGGGCCATGCATGCGAACGACCTGCAGAGCGTCAAGGGCTATACCATGCCCGCGATTATGGAACGCCTCGGGTGGGCCGATCTGCAGACGGCCGGGCAGTACCTGGTACGCCGCGAACGGATCCACCGGATGTATAACTCACTACATGAATTCTGGATCGACTTTCCTAAAATCTGGACGAAGGGAGCCGCAAATAATGCCGATGACGGGGGTGGTAACGATGCCAAAGAATGACAACAGGGAAGCACTTGAATCATTTTTCGTTCGGCTGGAAAAGGAACACCCGTTACCCGTGGCGAAGAGAGTAGTTTATGCGTTTATTCAGGAATGTGGAAGCCTAAGGATAAGCGTGCCCGATTTTAATGATATCTTCCGGATGCAACGTGACGCGAAAATCCGGGCCGCCTTCAATGGGGGGAACCATAAAGAATTGATGGCCCGCTGGGGGATGTCAGCTTCACAGATACGACGTATTGTGAAGCCGAGGGGGAGTGATCGCCGAACGCGAGAGAGACGGGCAACTGAACGCCTGACAGGCGACCGGAGAAAGGGCGGATAGGTTCCCCAGTTTATTGAGAGGCACCTGTGAAAAAAAACTTCCATGATCTGCCAGATCATGACGCTGTAATCTGGTATAACATAATTATTAGCGTACTATGTTTCCGGAGCTGGTTTTAAATTTTGGGAGGCTGTCATGAAAAAGGTATTATAAATACATTCGGATATATCGGCGACTCCCGCGTGAGCTCTGCCAAGCCCGAAATCTTCCATTCGTAGGATAGTGATCAACTCACTGAGCTCTGATCAACCCGCCGAAAAGGTTTCGGGTGTTTTTTATTTTAAGGAGGATCCGGCAGATGGTAGACAAGAAAGACCTCACGTGGAAGAGAAAGCTGGCAGCGTTGCTCTCAGAGCACCCCGATATTGGAGACAAGATGACCGGCCAGGTAACGATTCACATGAATGAAGGCGGCATATCAAAGGTTTACTCGAACAAAGAAGTGAAGTAACGGTTAGCTGATAACTCCCAGAGGGGAGCGCTATTAGACCCGGGCAGAAATGTCCGGGTTTTTTTTGGGGTAAACGATGGAAATAACAATAATACCGATTACGGAGCTCAAGCCGGCGACTTATAACCCGCGGCGGATCGCGCGCGAGACCTTGCGGACCTTAAAGCGTAATATTGAGGAGTTCGGCTTCATTGATCCGATGATCGTCAATAAGGACCTGACCATAATTGGCGGGCACCAGCGCCATAAAGCAGCCCTGGAACTGGGGATGAAAGAACTGCCCTGCGTCGTCCTCGATCTGTCCAAGTCTCGAGAGAGGGCACTAAACCTCGCGCTCAATAAAATATCGGGCGAATGGGACAAGGTAAAGCTCGAATTACTCCTGAAAAGCATCGAGGATGTTGATCTTTCCTTCACGGGTTTCAATGAAGATGAACTCATTGATCTCATCAAAGACGAAAAGCCCGAGACTCCGCAGTACGACATCGCCCCCCGCCTGATGGAAAAGCACAATTACGTCGTCCTGTTCTTTGACAACGTCCTCGACTTCCAGGTTGCCTGTGAAATATTCAGTGTGAAGATGATGCGGGAAGATACGCGGCAGCATGTCGGCCTGGGCAAGGCGATCGACGGCAAGGAGTACCTGAGGAAGATAGGCAAATGATCTGCGTTATCCCTTCTGCCGGCAGGCCGGATACGATGACCACGACGAAGATCATCCCCACTGCCTGCGTCTGTGTGCCCGAGTCACAAGTGGCTGAATACCGCAAATATCATGACAGGATCGTAGGGCATCCGGAAGATGTCTACGGCATGGGCCAGAAGCGGCAGTGGATCCTCGACAACTTTGAGGATGAGATTATCTTTATGGCCGATGACGATATCTCTTTTCTCTGCTATATGGGTGATGGCGACGAAGGCTCGGGCGGGCACCGGATCCGCATCAAGGACCCCGGCCACATATGGGAAGTGGTGATGAACACGGCCGCGATCGCCCGCTCGCTCGGTACAAACCTCTTTGGCTTTAACGAGATCCCTGACTTGCGCAAGTTCAATTATATCGATCCGTTCAGCACCAGGGACCGCATCAACGGCTTTGCCATGGGGATCATCAAAGACGGTCAGAGATTCGATCCGCGCCTGGTGGTGAAACAGGATTATGACTTCTTCATGATGTCTCTATATTGGAAGCGCTTCATCTGGCGCGATGACCGGTATTCCTTTGTCGCAAAACACTATACGAACAAGGGCGGGCTCTGCGCCCACCGGTCCACATCAAAAGAGATCGAGTGCATCAAGATTTTACAAGAGAAATTCGGCTCCCAATACGTCGGCACGGTCAAAGATAAACCCTGGAAGGTCGTAATAAAAAAACTCTAAGGCTTGCGGGCAGTCCTTTTGCATCCCAAGATTAAACGCTCCCATAACAAAGACATCAGTTTTCGGGCAGTATTCTTGCTTTTCCCCTTCAAAATTCCCCTAAAAAAAACGCTTTACAATCGCGTTTTTCAGTGGGACAATAAGCACAAGGCAGGGTTGCAAAAACAAAATCAGGAGGAACGCATGAAAAAGCAAATCGCGCATCTCACCTTCAAGGGCAAGCCGCTCTGCGAGCACGGTTATCACCACTGGCTGATCTGGAATACGAATTGCGAGCAGCCATCAATCAGGGACGCAAGAGAGGAAGCCGCACGCTTAAACAGAAAAGACAGGAGCAAGCATCGGCGCATCAAGGTTGTCGTCGGTCACTGCCCTATCAAGTCCTACTATAGATGAGCAAAGTGCAGCAAGCGGAACGTTATGAGTATGGCAACTTGAACAGTGGCATCCGCTATATAAATAAGAAACTGTTGGAGTTGCGAGGAGAGACGTACCGGTACGTCTCTAAGGGAATGAGGCGCGTGACCTTAAGTCATGCGCCCCATCCGGAGCTCCTCACTGTCAGGAAAGGAGGCTGCCTATAGGAATAATAGCAGAAAGCACCGGAGCTGGCAAGCGTCGTCAGTATTAACCCATAACTCAAAACTAAAGGAGATTGTCATGAAAGATACGAAGAAAAAGGCAGCAAAGCCCGCCACAAAGAAGGCAGTCGTGAAGTTCGCTCCGGTCAAGGCGCCGGCCGCCAAAGAGATCAAGAAAGCAGCAGCGGTACCGCCTGCAAAAGAGACCAAGGCAGCGGCGGTCCTGAATGTAACCTTTTCGAGGCAGGAACTGTTGAGCTCGCTTAAAGTCGCTGCAGGCTGCGTCGAGAAGAAAGGTACGCTCCCGATCCTCAGCCATATCCTGTTCGATATCGCAAGCGGAAAGTGCAGGCTTGCGGCAACGAATCTCGAAATGCGCTGGACCCGCACGATAGACTGCAAGGGTGACGCCGTGAAGCGCTGCATCCCCGCAGAACTGCTGCTTAAAGAGGTCTCCGCGATAGAGGACATGAACATCGATATGTCTTTCGCGGAACATACCGTCAAGGTCCACAAGCGTTGCGAGATCTACACGCTTTCAGCAGATGAGTTCCCTGCCGGCATGGACTTCAAGGGGGTCACCCTGGACGTCGACCGCATCCCTACCGCTCTGAAAAGGGTGATCAGGGCCGCAGGCGAATCAGACACGCGCTATGTGCTTAACGGCGTGTTTCTGGATTTGAACGCCGGCACGATGGTTGCCACTGACGGCAACAGGCTGCACCTGGACAATATCACTGTCCGCGGTGAGGGCATACCGGCAGCCGGCAGGATCCTGCCGCGCAAGGCAGCTGAGCTGATCATGAAATATCCGGTAAAGAACAATGCAGGGCAGCTGCGCGATATCAAGCGGGGGGTCAGTCCTGCAAAGGGCAAGCATACGTTGACGGTCTACGGGCAGAAGGTAGAAGCCGGATACGAGGTCAACAAGACCGGCTACATGACCATTGAGTGGAACGGGCCTGTGAGTTCGTCAGGGTACCTGTCTGAGAACGAGTACAAGGGCAAGGACCTGATAGCGAAACACGATATGGCCGATTACCTGCAGGGCAGGGCAGAGGCCAAATATCGCGCCCTGTATGAAACCCAGACCATGACCGTGGGAGACAGGCATATCAGCCTCCCGATAGCGGAAGGCGTGCTCACGGTGAAGTGCATTGAGGGGCAGTATCCCGATTACAAGAAAGTCGTGCCCACGAAACTGCCGATAAAGTTGCGCTTCCAGAGCAAGGACTTATTTCAGGTCCTTGGCGGGGCGGTACCGGTAGACCAGAAACTCAAGCTCACGATTAACGGGAACCTGAGGATACAGACCGAGAACGCCGGCGTCGGGTCGTACAAGTGGCAGATAGCCTGCTCCTCGATCGGAAAGGCCAAGGGCGAAGTCGGGTTCATCGTCAATTCCACTTACCTGCTCGACGCCATCAGGGCATATGCAGCGGAGTCGGCTGTTGAGATCGAGATGTCAGAGGGCCTGTCTCCTATCCTCATTAACCAGAAGGCAGTAGTTATGCCGATGAGAGCATAACGGAAGGTTGACCATGAAAAAGCAAGTCATAGAATTGCAGCTTAACAAGGTTTTCCCAAACCCTGATCAGCCGAGAAAGCATTTTGATCAGGACCGGCTGGATGAGCTCGCCATGAGCATCAGAGAGTATGGCGTGCAGGAGCCGATCAAAGTAGTGCCCCGAGAGGGGCGCTACATGATCGTGATGGGTGAACGGCGGTGGCGGGCTTCCGAGCTCGCCGGCAAGTCGACCATACCATCTATCATAGAAAACCTTAACGCCCATCAGGTTGAAGAGCTGGCGTTGCTCGAAAACATCCAGCGGGAGGACCTGAACATCATCGAACAGGGCAAGGCCTATCAACGCCTTATAGACAGAGGCTGGACAGTCGAGGACATGGCCCGAAAGTTTGGCTATAAGAAAACGGGGCCCATCTACGACCGGTTGAGTCTCCTCAGCCTGGCAGCGGACTATCAGGACATGGTCATTAAAGGCAGCCTGACGCCCGCCCAGGCCTATGAGATGAGCCGCTTGCCTCAGGCACAGCAGGATATTGTTTTTGCGAAGATACGCTCAGGCGAGCTCAACACGCAAAACAAACTCTATGCCTTTGTAACGGCCCTGATAGCGATCGACAGTCAAGAAAGCATCTTCGCCCTCACGCCCTTATCCTCACAAGAGAGCGAGTCGATCATGGCCTTCTCGGGACTCATGGGCAGTATCGAGAAGTTTCTAAAACAGATTCATCAGGAAGACCGCCTGAGGCATCTCGAAAAGGCGGTGCTGCATACCGACATAAGCACCGAGCGGCTTGACCTGATCATAGGGCAGCTGCAGAAGATACGCCGCACTATTTTAGTGGGCGAGGGTGTGCAGAAGGCACAGGAGATAGCTGCATAAGGAGGAACGGTGACACTCTTCAAATTAATGACGAAAAACGGTTACAGATTTTCAGAGGCAGCCAGCGCGCTGCAGAAGACGATCCGGCGCGGCCTCGAGGAACAGGCCATGTATTGGGCCATCGAGCTGGAGGACGGCTTTCATGAATACCTCTGGCGGCGGCTGCAGGTGATCTCCGTCGAGGATATCGGCATAGCGGACCCGCACGTTGTCCTCTATGTGGCCGAGATGCGGAAGCTGTATCTGGAACTCCGCAAGGAATACGACAAGGCGCCGGAGAAAAAGTCGCGGTCATTCCGCATGGTCCTGGCAAACGCGATACTCGCCATGTGCCGGGCAAGTAAGAGCCGCATAGGCGATGAATTCCAGATCGTCATTTACGGCCGGCGCGAGAGAGGGCTGCACCTGGACGTTCCGGATTTCGCGCTCGACATGCATACGGCAAAGGGCCGCAGCATGGGGCGCGGGCCTGAACACTTCTGGACCGAGGGAGTGCGTCTGTTCAACATGAAGAAGCTTAAAAACCCTTATACGGATGAGGCCGTGCGCTACCGCACCGGCCGCGAAGAGGAGGCCACCGACGAATAGACAGACGAAATAGTTTCATACTCTGCCAGAAGGCGGAGCGAAAATTTGGTATAACAAGCCCAAAGGTCGTAAGACTGGAGGGCTTGTTGTTATGGACAAAAAACGGGAAGAAAAAATTGCAGCACTCAACGAAAAGCTCCGCTATATAAAAATAAGCCTCAGCAACGCCGCCAAGAAACTCAACAATGGAGACATAGTTCAAGCCTCTATCATAGAGGACCTTCATACGAAAAAAGAGGCCATTCAGGCGCAAATTAAGGCACTAATCGCAGGGGACGCAACCCCTAATACCGGCCAGCCTGCAAAGGACGAAGAAAAGGCCTGTATAGGCATTCCAGAAAGACTCCGTATTCCCCGCTGCTATACCATGTCGCCTGAGGCTATAGACCAGCGCAAGAAAGCGGCCAAGAGCCCGGCCAAGTCCGAGGCCATGAAAGGGAACAGAAACAGCTGGAAGACCGGGAAATACGCCCAGGGCTTTGTTCAGAAATTCGTAAAGCCCTGCCTGTCTACCTGCCCGCATTATCCGTGCTCGCTTGTCAATGATGGCGATACAGAGCCAGGCGGCGTCTGCCTCGACAAGGCGCAGATCATAGACACCTTCAGCGCGATCATGAAGTCCCTCAGTGAGAAGAGCAATCCTGAGCGTCACAAGGACCTGCAGGAGATCATGGCGCTCAAGGTCGGCAGCGCGATGCAGATTGCCGATCTGCTGATGGAATCTATCCTGCGTGACGGCCCGATCGTGAAGAGCGAGGTATGGGACAAGGACGGCAATGTAGTTGGGCACAAGATAGTCAGTCACCCTTCACTGTTCATGCTGCCCAAGATGCTGGCCGATCTTAACCTCTCGCTCGGAGATCTGAATGTCACGCCCAGGGCGCAGGCAAAGGTTGACGATGATGAGAAGGCAAATAAAACCCTGGCTACCATCCTCGGCGGGGTTGCCTCCAAGCTGCAGGATAACGGAGGCAAGACTTAATGCCCGTGCTCGATACGGTTCAGCCTGTCAACCTCGCTGATCTCGGCAAGGACATAGTTATCCCCCGTTCCTTTTTCGAGGCCTGGCTTGAGCGTTTTGACTGGACATGGCACCAGATCGCAAGGGGCGAATTCCCGGAGCCGTACGAATCCCTTGACGAATTCCAGCTCGCCTGCATCATGTCCGATCCTGTTTTGTGGTGCCAGGCCTTTCTGCGCGAACCCGAGGATCCTGATCATCAGGACCCGTATAACTTTTTCGGGTACCAGCAAGGCGGCATCAGGTATCGCAGCAATAAAGTGTACGACTGCGGCTCTGAGACAGGGAAGACCAGAGATATCGTGGCGGACAATCTCTTTTATGCGTACACCTTGCCAAACGGCTCGGGTCTGGTCGGCGCTCCGCAGCAGACGCATCTCGATGAAATCATCGAGGCCATGACCGATCAGTTTTCATGGAATGACGACCTTCTAGGTTCACTGAAGCGTCACAAGAAACATCCGCATCATGCCATGTATTTTACTAACGGCTTCAAAATAGACTTCCGCCCAGCCGGCCATGACGGTGAAGCCTTCCGTGGTGTCCACGTTCGCACCTTCGCAAAACTCGACGAAGCCGCGAAAATGAAAAATCCCAAACAGTGGTCAGAGTTCTGGCGCGCAATGAAGCCCGGCTGTGTTGCCGCTATTTATTCGGTCACTGACGGTGACCGGTCCTGTGATTTCTTCAAACTCAAGGAAAGGGCCAAGAGCACCAGCGTTATTAATATGGCGGCGGAAGAAAAGCCCGCAGCAGCTGAACAGCAAGAGACTGAGTTTAAACATATGCCCCGGCATTTGCGGACCATGAAGTTCAAACACTTCTGCTGGCCCAAGACCATGATGCCTGCTCCTTACTGGTCGGAAGAGCGTAGGCAATTCTATATCGAACAATACGGCGGGGAAGACAGCCCTGGCTACAAACATAACGTTCTGGCCGAAGACGGCGACCCCGAATACAGCGTATTCCCATGGGAGCAGCTCCGGCATTGCGTGAAAGAGATTATTGAATATCGCTGCCTCAAGGTGCTGGTCGAAAGGGCACGGAATGAGGTCATAGTCAGCGGCTACAAGATCGAGATGGTACCGGGCGATAGCGGGCCGGTCCCGCGCAAGATCACGCTCGCCAATTCCATTTTGCGCATGACCGGGTTTTTCGATTACTCGATAAGGCCCGATGGCTCCATGAACGACAGTGAATTCCGCAAACTGATAAAGGGCTTTTTCGTCGCCGTCCCCGGGCTGAAGCGCGGTGGGGCTGACTTCGGTTTTTCCGGTGATCCCACTGAAATACTCATAAAGAACATTATCGGCAAGCGCAAGCGTACCATAGCGAGACTCAACCTTAAACACGTCACCTACGACCAGCAATGCCAGGCCCTCGATGCGCTCGATGACATTTACGGCCCGCAGGAGTCGATGAGCTGGGGCACTGACTACGGCAATGCCGGCAGCGCGGTCGCTCACGACCTTGCGGGGCTGCCTCAGTATAAGCACAAGCATTATGACGACCGCCTGCACGGGTTCCAGTTCGAGAGCACGACTGACAACATAGATGAAGATGGCACGCCGATTATCGACAGCAAAGACGGCAAGCCTGTAAAGATCACCCTCAAGGAGTTGTCTACGGACCACATGACAAAGTTTATCCAGCGGCTTGATGTCGAATACCCGCCGGATCCCGACCTGCTCACCTATTACCCGAACCATACAGTCAGCACTGCCGGCAAGCATCGCACCTATAAAAAACAGGACGATCACCTTATAGATGCTGACCGCGCCGAAACCCTGGCCGGGCTTCTCGGCTGCGCTGTTGAAGACTATTTCGCCTGCGGAGGACATACGAGATGAAAATATTGGGGTACGAGATCAGAAAGGCCCAGGGCGTGACATCAGAGGCGCAGATCAGGGAGAACAATCCGCAGGGGCCGTATACAAAATACTTTCAGGACTATGTGTTCAGAAAGGTCTCGGGAGAGTTCTATGAATTTCTGAGAGAGGCCATCCCGATAATTGACTCGGGGATCCGCAGGCTCATTTCTTTAAATGGCACCATCAAGATCATCGGTGACAAGCCTGAGGTAGTCGCGGCACTCGAAGACTTCTGCCTTAATGTGCCTGTCAACGATCAGCAGAAAGGCATGCAGGCCTTTATTGAGAATTTCGCCAATGAAACCTTCGAACAGGGCTTCAGCATAAGCGAATTTACGGCCACGCCCGACATGAAGGACATCGCCGGCCTGCGAGTTGCGGACAGTAAGAACATCACCTTTTGCAGGGACGCTAAGACAGGCAGGGCCGAGCCCTGGTACAGGTATCCGGGCAATCAGCCGAGACTGACTAACTCAACGCCGGGCACCTTGATAGAGCGGATCCTGAATGCGCGGTATGTCCAGACAAGGAGCGTCAACGGGATAGATGAGGTCAGGCTTAATCCGTCCAATATACTCTATAACTCCATCAACAATGAAAATTCCGACCCTGGCGGCGTTTCGGTCATGCGCTCGATGGAGTTCGTCTCCCAGATCCTCGCTACTTTACAGAACAGCATCAAGAGTGTGGGAGAGCGTTTCGGCGATCCCTCTTATCATGTGCATTACAAGGCCAGCAAGATCGGCGCCGAGGAGACCCTTGAGACCCGCCGCCTGGTCATGTATAACGAATTCCAGAAGGCAATAACCGCCAAACGCCAGGGATCGAGCGCCGATTTCGTGACGGCCGGCAGCCAGGATTCCGACGTAGTGGTAAAGGTAATCGGCCATGACGGCCAGATACTCGAGTACGAGATCCCGCTGCGGCATGTGCTTGAACAGATCGTCAGCAAACTTAACCTGCCGGCGTGGATGCTCGGCATTTACTGGAGCACGACGGAGCGCATGGCTACCCTCGAGGTTGAGGCCGCGCTGCAGGATGCCAAGATACGCCAGCTTTCCATGCTGCACGAGCTGATAAGGCTTTTCTCCGTCTATCTCTCGCTCAGGGGCTTCAAGTGGAACACCGTTACCACGTCAGTTGATCGGCCGGGTGACTGGGGCATAGTGTTCGAGACGCCTAACCTGCGTGATCTGGTCGCTCAGGCGCAGGCCCGCTTCCTCAATGCTCAGGCTGATATGATGGGTGCTGCGGGCAACACCGCGCCGGGCACTCAGACGCAGGTAACCGTTGGCGCCGCAACGGTCGAGATACAGGGCATGAAGTTTCCCCTGGTCACAAGGACGGGACTAAAAACATATTCCAGCGCTTGCGGATGCCCGGACCATCAAAGGAAAGAACTGCGCCGGCCGAAGCCCTGGCCTGAGCTCGATGATCTTGAAACAAAATATCTGAACGAACTGATGTATGACTGGAACGAGCTCGGGGGCAGGGTCACTTCGATCCTTGGGTTCACGGCAGAGGGCAAGGCTGCGGGCGCGGAAGTACAGAAAGACGACAACCAGGTTTTTTCGCTTTCCGGTGATCAGATAGACCAGATAAAGAGGGCGCTCGAGCAGTACCTGCAAAACTACAAACCGTCCGAGGCTGACTCCTCGATCCGTTATTTCTACGGCCAGGCCCTCAGCCTCGGTTATCTGCATGCTTCATACGAGGTCGGCAGTCAGCAGTCTCTGCTTAACATCCTGAAAAACTCCGAGATCTATAACAGCCTTTGCAAAAACGGGTTTGACCTGGTCAAGAACAACGCAACGCGCAGGATCATCGATCAGATAATTCCAGAGATGCAGAGCTACTCGCTCTCCGGCTCAAATCCTAAAGAGGTGGCTGGCCGGCTCGAAAAACTGTTTGGCGATCAGAACGCTAACTGGGACCGTCTCGCACGTTCGGAAATGAGCATGGCGGCCGAGGACGCAAAGCTTGCTGAATGGAAAGAGCGGGGCATAAAGACCACGGAATTCACCCCCGCGCCTGATGCGTGTCCCATCTGCATGGCGCTGGCCGGCGAATATCCCATTGGGACCGCGCCCGTGCCGGTGAGAGATACGCACCCAGAGTGCAGGTGCAGCAACCGACCGGGGAAAGGCGAGGTATCGGGATGATGGACTTAGAGAAAATGCTTCAACAGACAGCCTGCGCAGGCTGCCTTATAAGGAAATGCCCTGAGCGGAATGTGAATGTCGCTTACTGCTCGGACCGCAAGCCGCAACTGTTATTGATCGAGAAAGAGAAAAAATAG